GGGGTCGGCTATCCTAGGGTCGTGGGGCTGTAGCTCAATTGGGAGAGCGTTTGACTGGCAGTCAAAAGGTAGGGGGTTCGAATCCCCCCAGCTCCACCAGGCCGTCCGTGATCTGAACGGGCGTGCTAGGATGGGGCAGATCGGGGCCGCCGGTCCAGTTCACTGCGGGGGCTTCCTCCGGAGCGTGTTGGTGTAGCAAGCCGGTGAGGTCTCCTGCAGGGGACGCCGCTCTCGGGCGGCGTTTTCCTTTGGCGAGAGTATCGGCGGTGAGAGGGGCGGCCCGAAGGCCGCCCCTGGCTGCGTGTGGGCGTCAGGCGGCGCGTTTGCCGTAGCTCCAGGTGCAGAGGGGGCGCCCTTTCGGGGCGCCCCTGACTGTGTGCTCGCGCTGGCGTCGGGCCCGGGCTATAGCCGTAGAGATAGCCGGAGCGGTAGGGCTTCAGGTGGTCGTTTTCGAGTTTGGTCATGTTGTCTCCTTTTGTGGCCATTATGCGGCGCGCTTGCCGGCCGACCAGGTGCAGTAGCCCTTCGGGCCTGCGGGGTCTGAGGCGGTGCAGTAGACGCCGCCCCAGCGCTGGTTGCTGACCTTGACCCTTGCCGGGCCGTGTGTGGGGCAGGGCGGGAGGATCTCGCCGGTGGTGGTGTCGACGAGCCCGGCGCCGGCGAGCTCGCGGGCCTGGACGATCGGCGGCTGGGACGTCTTGGCCGGCGGGACCATTGGCCAGATGTCGGCGAGCAGCGGCTGGAGCTCGCGCCAGAGTTGTGATGCCTCCGCGGCGGTCTGCGCCCGGACGGTCGCGTGACCGTCCGGGTACTCGCGCAGGATGGTGATCGGGGCTTCCATTGGGGTTGCTCCTTCGTTGCGGGCCGCCGCGGCGGCGAGTTGTTCTCTGTCGTGGTAGTCCTCGGCTTGCCGGAGGGCGTTGCCGGACCAGCTGCGGGGTGCGTGCTCGTTCATTCCCGTCGCTCTTGGAGGTCCCGGGCTAGCTGGTCGCGGTGTTTGTCCTCCTGGTTTGCTTGGCGCTCCGCGTAGGCGCGCCAGAACGCGTTGTAGCCTTCGAGCTCGTCGATCTTGTCGATGAGGTTGGCGAGTTTGAGGGCGAGCGACCTGGCTTGGTCGCGTAGGTCGAGGATGCGGCGGCTGAGCGGGCCGCGGCCGCGGCGTTGGCTGCGTTTGGTTGGGCTCATGGCGCGCGTTCCTGCGGGTGGCCGGCCGCCTCGATGGTCCAGTCGCCGAGGTCGCGCAGCTGGCGCTCGAGGTGTCGAGCGAGCTCGTAGACTGTGGCGAGCTCTGCCCGGGCGGTGACTATCTTGCCGGCGAGACTGTAGGCCTGGCCGAGGGCCGCGCATGTGGCGGCCAGCTCGTCATCGGTGAGACTGGGGCAGGCAGCGCAGATGGTTTCGATTTCGACTTCGAAGGGGTTCATGCGGCGATCCTTTCTGTGGGCTCGCCGGCGAGCGCCTGGGCTAGCAGGTAGAGCTCCACTGCCTCGGCGACCAGCACCGTCATGGGGCGGTGCTGGCTGCGGCCGAGGTGGTAGAGCGGCGGGATGAGGCGAGGCGCAATCTTGGGGCTGTACATGGTCAGGCCGCCTGGCGCTGCTCGCCGGCGAGTATGCCGGCGAGCTCGCGCTGGAGGGAGCTGATCGACCGCGGCCGCGGGAGCCGCCGGCGCAAGCAGCACGTGGCCGAGCAGCTGCCGCCCTCGAGGCAGCAGGCGCAGCAGTAACCGCATGCGCAGACCTGGCCGCGGCCGGGCGAGCCGATGGAGCTGCCGCAATTGGCGCAGCAGCAGGCGCAAGGGACGAAGAGACACCGGGAGCATTGCATATGAGACCTCCTAAGCTTTGGACCCTGGCCGGAGACGCCGACCCCGCCGCCCCCCACCCCCCGGGAACCCCCCAGGTGGAAGGACACGTTTGCATTGCACCGCGCGTGCGCCGCCGGGCAAGGGCCGGCCGCCTAGGCCAGGAGCGAAGCGATCCCTTGCGGGGCGTGCAGCCGCGTGGGGCAAGCTGCGTGTTCCTGGAACCTGGGGGGTTCCCCTCGTGCCTCTCGTAGTTCTGGGATAAGAAGAGAGCGGGGTGCAGGGGGGCACCCCCGCCGGGGTAAAGGCGCGGTGCACGTGGGGCGTTTTTTTGGTGGGCGCAGATTCGCGAAGTTGATTGAATGCTCTCTTTTGGGCGCCGGAGAGAGGCCCCCACGCTAGTGGGCTCCGCCCGAGTAGGGCCGTTGCGTCGCCGGGCGCGACGGCCTGCCGCCTGGCGCCGCCGGCGTGCGTGGGGAGCTGGCGCGGGCGAGCGAGCGCGACGCTCCGTGTTCTGCCGCGGCGACGTCAGGCCCGCCCAGCCACGCCCACCCCGCCCCGCTGGTTACTTTCGATGACCGGCCGCAGCCGGCACCTTATCCAGCGGGGGGGCGCCGCCGCGGCTGAGGTGATGGCGAGCCGGCTCAAGACATGGGGCCGCGGCGGCGGCCAGGGGTGGGTGGGGGCTGGGGACGGGCCGCGGCGCGCAGAACGACGCCTGTCCCCGCCGCCAGGCGGGTGGCGGCCCTTGGCCTGCTTCGTGCGCGGGAGAAGCGGTCGACGGCTAGTCAGGCCCGTCTAGGGCCGTTCTGTCCAAAGTCTCTGCTGTCGCAGGTTCCGGCGGTGCGGGTTGAACGCGTGGTGTTGGTGGACGGATGCTCATAAGCGTTTTGAGACTGTGGAGGCGACGGATGGCTGACGGACCGATGGTGGAGGAACTGCAGGCGGAGGTGACCCGGTTGCAGGGCGAGCTGAATGCGACCACGGAGCTGCGTGGGGCCGCCGAGGCGCGGGCGCAGGCCGCGGAGGCGGGCGCGGACGAGCACGTGGCGCGCGCGGCCGTGGCGGCCGGCGAGCTGGCGACGGCGAAGGCGGAAGCCGAGGAGCTGCGGAAGCAGCTGGTCCGCGTGCCGGCGGGCGCCGGCGAGCGGCAGGGGCCGGACCTGTCGGCGCTGTCTGCGGGCGAGAAGATCCGGCTGGGGCTGGAGCAGAGGGCGGGCCGCTAGTGTCGGTGGTGGTGGGGTTGGTAGCGGGTGTGCTGTTGGGCGGCGGGCTGGCCGCGTTGTTCACTCTGGTGGTGACTGGGGGTTAGACGATGGCTTTGACGTTGGCGCAAGCTGCGCTTCTTTCGAACGACGTTGTCCTGGCGGGCGTCATCGAGACGATTGTCAAGGAGAGCCCGATTCTTGAGCGCTTGCCGTTCATCGAGATGGTGGGCAACGCGTTGACTTACAACCGTGAGAACGCGGCGGCTGCCGCAGCGTGGTTCGCGGTTGGTGACGCGTGGACGGAGGGCGTGACGACGTTCACGCAGGTTGCCGCGACGCTCGGCATCCTGGGCGGCGACGCGGACGTGGATAACTACCTGCAGATGACGCGCTCTAACGTGCAGGACTTGAGCGCGGCGATTGTCGAGCTGAAGGCGAAGGCCGTAGCGCACGAGTTCGAGGACAAGTTCGTATACGGGGATGGGACCTCGAACACGCCGACCGGGCTGCACAGCATGATCGGGGCGGGCGCGCAGCAGGTGAACCAAGGGGCGGGCGCGACGCCGGCGGCGTTGTCGCTGGGCAACCTTGATGCGCTTATCGACCTGGTGCGACCGGGGAAGCCGGACTTTCTGTTGTGTTCGCGGCGTACGCGCCGTGGCATCAGCGCCTACTCGCGCGCGCTGACGTCGCCGGTGCAGTTCTCGCCGGACGAGCTTGGGCGCCGGACGATGTTCTACGACGGCATCCCGCTGCTGGTGTCGGACTTCATCACCGACACGGAGGTTATCGCGTCGGGCCGGTTCTCGGCCAAGACGGGTGGCGCGAGCTCGACGATGTTCGCGGCGAAGGTTGGCGAGGGGCTGCTCGCGGGGCTGACGAACGGCGGTGTTCAGACCGACGAGGTGGGCATCCTCGAGACGAAGGACGCGCGGCGCTGGCGCATCAAGTGGTACCTGACGCTGGCGCTGTTCAGCACGCTGGCGCTGGCGCGTCTGGATGGCATCAGCAGCGCGGCGGTGGTCGCGTAAGGGGTCTGGCGCCGGCGGCGCCGGTGTGGGCCGGCGAGCGACAGCGCGATAGCGGCGACAGCCGCCGGCCCACGGGGGGCGGGGTCGCGGGAGGTTAGTGATGGCGATACTGGTTCCGAGTCGGCAGCGTTGCCGCGAGGGCGGCGAGTACTACGTCGTGAAGAGCCCGACGCCGGGCACGGGGATCGCGACGGCGGCGGCGCCCACGGGGTACGTGCAGACGGCGCCGTTTCTTCTGGTCAAGAACAGGGACACGCTCGGTCAGGGCCTGTCCTTCGTGCCCGACTACGTGAAGCTGATTTGTACCGCGGCCGGCACTGCGGGGGCGTCGTCGCACCTGACGGTGACGCTTGAGGCCGACGAGAGGGGCGACAAATGGACGTCGGGCGGGTCGCTGTTGGCGGGCGAGGGGGCGTCGCCGGGGGCCGTGGCGGCGAGTAGCCGCAACGGCTCGCCGCCGCCGCTCGAGGTGCGTTGCGGGGCGCTCGTGACCGTGGCGGCGGCCGAGGTGCGTAAGGTGTCGGAGACGGTTTTCCGGCCGGTTATCCCGGTCGTGGGCGACACCTATGAGCTGGTGTTCGGGGTGGAGGGTATCGGGTCGGCCGGCACGACGCTGAATGGCACGACGCCTGGGCATGTCGTGCATCACGCGCCGGGTGTCGAGGTGGGGCCGCACTGGGTGCTGGCGGCTTATCTCTGGTTGCCGGCGCAGTCGGCGGCGTGCTCGTTCGAGGTCGAGGTCGGGGGCTGGATGGTGCCCGCTGGGTGATGCCGAGGGGCATGGGGTTCTATGAGCGCGCGATGGAGGCGGCGGAGGCGCTGGACTTCGCGGCCGCGCTTGAGCTGGACGACGTTCGCGACGAGATAGCGCTGGCGCGGGTGATGCTGCGCGACATGTACGAGGACGTGGCGGCGGACCCCGAAGTGCTTCTGAAGGCGGCGGAGCTGGTGGGGAAGCTGGCGGCGATTCAGTTCCGGATCACGTCGAAGCCGGACGAGGGGTTGAGCAAGAGCCTGGCGAACGTGGTCGGTAGCCTGGGTGAGCTGCTGCACACGGGCGGGGGTTAGCGGTGCCTGACGACGAGCTGGTCCAGCAGCTGGAGAAGTTTATCGAGGCCGACCAGGGGTCGGCGGCTGACCGGATGTTCCGGGCCGTGGTCGAGGAGCGGCTGGCGCAGGGCGAGCGGCGGTTCGACCGGCTGGAGGCGCTGATCATCCGGGTGCAAACGCGGCAGGACCTGGTCCTCGTGGGCATCGTGATGATGTTCGGCGCGCAGGTCGTCGCCGGCTTTCTGCGCTGACCGTGGTGGCCCCTTCGAGGGCCTCAGGGGGCACCGGGCTGCCGGCTCTGAGGCCTTATCAGCGCGAGGTCGTTCGTGCGATTGCTGACAGCGTCGTTAACGCGAGGGGGCTGAGCTTCAGCGTGATGATGGGGCGGCAGATGGGCAAGAATGAGGCTTCGGGCCAGTTGGAGCTGATGCTGCTGGCGGCGAACGCGGACCGGGCGTGTACGGGCGTGAAGGCGGCGCCGACGCTGCGGCCGCAGGCGATGATTTCGTACCGGCGGCTGCTGACGCGGCTGCGGGAGACGGGCCTGGGGGAGGCGGTCGAGGGCGAGGGCGGTTACTCGGTCGAGGTGGGGCTGGCGCGCATGGTTTTCCTGTCCGCCGAGCCGGAGAGCAATGTCGTGGGGCACACGGCGGACCTTGTGTTGGAGTGCGACGAGGCCCAGGACGTGGACCCGGAGAAGTGGGACAAGGAGTTTGCCCCGATGGGCGCGTCGACGGGCGTGACGACGGTTTACTACGGGACGCCCTGGGACGACGCCAGCCTCCTCGAGCGCGCGAAGCGGACGCACCTGGAGCAGGAGAGGCGCGACGGCGTGCGGCGCCACTTCGAGTAAGACTGGCTGGTGGGCGCCGCGGCGAACCCGGCTTACGGGCGCTACGTCGAGCGCGAGATTGCGCGGCTGGGTGTGGATCATCCCTTAATTCTGACCCAGTACCGGATGCAGACGCTTTCCGGCCAGGGGCGGTTGCTGTCGGTGCAGGACCGGGCGCTGCTACAGGGGCCGCACGACCGCCTGGCGGGCGCTGTCGCCGGCGACACCTACGTGGCCGGCCTCGATGTCGGGGGTACGGCCGAGCTGACGGGGACGGCCGGGCATGACGCGAGCGTGCTGACGATCGGGCGGGTGCGGGTGCTGCCGGGCGTGGGCGAGCAGCTGCTGGCGGTGGAGGTCGTGGCGCACTATGCCTGGGTCGGCGTGGACCTGGCCGAGCTGTGGGGGGCGCTGTCGGCGCTCCTGCGCGGGACCTGGCGGGTGACGCGGGTGGCGGTGGACGCGACCGGGTTGGGGGAGGCGACGGCCGTCGAGCTGGTCAAGGTGCTGGGATCGTCGCGGGTCGACGCGGTGAAGATGGGTCAGGCTTCGAAGTCGGAGCTGGGCTACGGGTTGCTGGGGGCCGTGAAGGCTGGGCGGTGCCGGGTGTACGCGGGGACGTCGCCGGAGTGGTCTGAGTTCTGGTCGGAGGCGCGTCTGTGCCGGGTCGAGTACTTGCCCAGCCGGCTGATGCGCTGGTACGTGGACGAGGCTGAGGGCCACGACGACTACGTCGTGAGCCTTGCGCTGGTCGTGCGGGCGATGGAGGCGGGCGCGCCGCGCGTGGCCCGCGGCAGGGAGCTGCTGTGACGTCGCCGCCGGCGGCTGGGAGCGCGTTGCTTGTGCGCAGCCTGGGGCGGTTGGACGCGGCGCGCATGCGGCGGTACCGCGACAATCTGGCGTTCTACGGCGGGGCGCAGTGGCCCGGTGTGGCGCGGCGGCGGGAGCGGCGGCTGGTGATGAATTACACGAAGGCGATTGTGGACAAGGCGGCCGCGTTCACGCTGCTCGGGATGCGGCCGGTCGGCGACCCTTCCGGGGCCTCGGGGGGGACCGCGCCGGGCGTGGTGGATGGCATTAAGGCGCGGCGGACCGAGGCGGTGCTGGCGGAGGTCGCGGAGGCGAATGACCTGGCGGGGCTGGACTACGACACGGAGGTCGACGCGTCGGTGCTGGGCGACGGGGCGTACCGGGTGGTGTGGGACGTCGAGGCCGGCCGGGTGCGGGTGACGGCGCCGGACCCGCAGGGGCTGTTTGTCTGGACGATGCCCGGGGACTTGTCGCGGATCTGGCGGCTGGCGCACCGGTACGAGGCGCCCGAGGATGAGCCCGCGCCGCTCGAGGGCGCGTTGGGCCGGGCGTCGCGTCCGCGGCGGCGCCAGGTTGTCGAGGTATGGACGGCGGACGTCTTCGAGTTGTACCGCGAGGGGCTGTTGGTCGAGAGCAAGCCGAACCCCTACGGGTGGATCCCCTACGTCGTCTATCCAAACGTGCGGGTTCCGAAGCAGTTCTGGGGTGAGTCTGACGTGGCCGGCGTGCGGGAGTCGCAGATTGAGCTTAACCGGGCGCTTTCGCAGCTGTCGATGATCCTGGAGCTGTCGGGGAACCCGATTACCGTCTTGGAGAATGTGACGGAGTCGGCGGATATCGCTGTGACGCCGGGCGCGGTGTGGTCGCTGCCTGAGGCCGCGAAGGCCTACCTGCTCGACCTCCTGGCCGGCGGCGGCGTGGGCCTGCACAAGGACTATGTGGACCTGGTTTACCGCACGTTGCACGACCTGGGCGAGACGCCGCGAGTGTCGTTCGGGCAGGCTGAGGTGGCGCTGTCGGGCGTTGCGCTGCAGCTGCAGATGGACCCGCTTTTGAAGAAGGTGGAGCGCAAGCGGCTGATCAGGTCGGCGGCGTTCCGGCGGCGTAACGAGATGGTGCTGCAGCTGCTGACGCTGTTCGGCGGCGAGGATTTTGTGCCCTTTCGCACGCGCGTGGTCTGGGGTGAGCTGCTGCCGGTGGACCGGGAGCGCCTGGTGCGCGAGGAGGTGGCGCTGATTGGGGCGGGGGTGCACTCGAGGCGGCGCGCCGCGGACCTGGTGGGCGTCGAGGACCCGGATGCGGAGTTCGCGCAGTGGCAGGCCGAGCAGGAGAGGGTCCTGGTTGTGAGCGCGCCCCCGGCGGCCGCTGTGCCCCGCCCGGGAGTGATCGTGTGAGCTATCTGGGGGAGGTTTTGGCGGACGCGCCCCTGGCGTACTGGCGGTTGGGGGATGCGGCGGGGACGACGAACGCGGCGGACGCGAGCGGGAACGGGCGGGAGGGGACGTACCCGGCCCCCGGGAGCCCGGGCGAGGCGGGGGCGCGGGCTACGGACGCGGACCTGTCGGCGGGCT